TCAGTTCGCCGTCAGCGTCAACAACTTCGGGAAGAATCCACGAGTTGCCGGACTTAGTAACGCCGTAAAGCGATGAAACATTGCTATCGAAAATAGCCTTAAGACCGGTCAATTCGTTTTTGTACGAGCCCTGAAGCGTAATGAATCCGCCGTGAGTGGTTGTGACTGCACTATCCACAGTGATTGTCTTATTCCCTCTGTTGACGTTAACAATCCTTACAGGTCCGCCGGAAGTTACGTGAGTAACAGTGCTGCCGTTTACGTCGTAAATGTCTATGTACAGACCGACCATGACGTTCTCGATGGTATCGATAGCAAATGTTGCGGTGTTGTCTATGGACGACGAGAATTTTCCGAGTATACCGCTTCCATCGCCAAACAGCGAACGAGCGAGGTTCCACTTTGCGGCATCGTATGCGCCACGGATTTCACGGTCAAGCAGCGTAACAGTAGCGCCGTCCGGAGTCTTGCCGAGTTTGATTGCCATGTCGGTGATCTCGACGTTCGCATACAGCGCTACGGGATTGATCGAGAAGCTCTCATAGCGCTGTCCGCCAGGAGTAGGTACCGCGCTTAGTTCGCTGCCGAATCCTACGCCGCCGTTAGCGCCGAGTTCTGCTGATGCCACAATGTTGAACGCTTTCAACGGAACTTTCTTGATCTTTTCAAGGAAAGGTGAAGGCTCAATGTTTATAAGTCTGTTCCATACAGGAAGGTAATAATTTTTCAGCACCTCAGATGCGTATGCAAGTGCCTGGAGCGCCATTTATTCATTTCTCCTTTTCGTTTCGATTATTTTAGTCGTTTCTTTGCGAGTGCAAATGCGTCTCCCCATCCTTTGGGTTTCTCTTCAGGCATCGCAACGGCGCTTGACATTCCTGAGCTTGCGGTTATTTTAGGAATGTTCTGATTCTTTTGTGCTATTTGCTGCGCGCGTTTCGTTTCGATTATCCGCATTGCTTCAGGATTCTGTAGCGCCTGCGACGCTATTTCTTCAGGGGTAGGCTGTTTCTGGTTGTTCACCGCCTTGATTCCCTTGTTAATGAGTGCAGCGATTATAAGCCTTCTCTGAGGGTCAAGGCTTTCAAGTTCCGGAGTTCTCTGTATCACTCTGTCAATGCCATCAAAGTCGTCCATGAGAGGTTTGAGTTCCGGAGACGAAGCAAGTGCATTTCGAGTTGCTTCATATTCAGCTAATTTTGACTGCTGCTGGAAATACTGAATCGCGGGACTGATTTCTTTCAGTATCTGTTTCTTTGTATACTCTGCCACCGCAGAGTTGTACTCAGCCAGACGCTGCGCCCGCTCTTCGTCGGAGAGATACTCAAAACCGTCGAGCGGGAACTCGGGCGGTTCGAGCATTTCATCAACGATAGCATTTTCAGCAGCTTGCGACTGCTGCTGCATGGCAGCTTCCAATTCAGCGATCCTTGCTTTAAGCTGTGCGTTTTCCTGCTGTGCCCTCTGATACGCTTCAGTTGCTGTGAGGATAGCGTCAAGCGTATTCGGCTCAACAGTAGGTTGCTGCGAAACTGCCTGCCCAGCGGTCGGGTCTTCCGGAGAAACATTCTGTTCTACGGCAGGTTCCTGATCGGGAGCCTGTTCTTCAGCCTGAGTTTCAGGTGTTTCAGGCTGAAGAATTTCGTTTTCTGTAGGTTCTGCCTGTTCTTGCGCGTCACCACGTGCAAGAATTTCTGGTAGGACATCGTTTAAAGTCTTAGCCATATATATCACCTGGTGCAGCTATCGCTGCGCCCTGTCCTCCTCCTAAAATTTGTTGTTTTGCAATGAGTTTTTGAGCTATTGCCGCTTCGTGTTCTTTCATGTGCGCGAAGAATCGAGCGCAATACTCAGGATTCTTGCTCTGAATTATGCGGAATTTCATCTGAAGAATGAACTTTTTGTGCTCATACAGATGAATGTCGTCGTCGTCATATTCACCACGCTGTGGAATAACGCCGTTAAGGAAGAATGTATTCTCTCTCTGAGCTGTCTGACGCTGCAAGTCTTCGACGCCCATCATGTCTGAATACCTGCCGAGTTTCATAAGTTCGAGGAACTTGGTCGTTATCTCGCGAGGTATTGTGCCGTCAGCGTCACGGAACAGTCCCATATTCCACGCTTCGATAAAGTTCTGGCGCTGTTTTTCCTGTGAAAGAACAAGCTCGTTTTCGGTGTCAAACTCGATATCAAATGAATTGATATCGTCCGAACACCATGTAAGTACGCCGCCTAAGTCGTTTGAACCTGCGATCTGGCATACACGATAACCGGTCATGTGCTCCTTGTATATCTTCAGCCATAGGACCGCAATCTTTTTTACGCTTGACCTGATATTTTCAGTGGTAAGCGAAAGTCTTGTGCTGTCTATCTGCCGCAGATTTTCAATTGCTACGCCGGAATCGACTCCGGACGGAGTATCGCCGTATACCATAAGCTGTGATATACCGGCTACATACTCCATGTCATTTTTCAATGACTGATACTGCGACAGTGTAGCCTGGTCGAGCGGTGCTCTCTGTAACGGCTGAGGCGGTCTGCTGTCTTTCTGATACTCGAGTATAGCATTTGGCGGGATACCGTTTTCGATATACTCGTCTATGTCTATAAGCGAGCCTTGTTCAACAACAATTGCGTTTGATGCTATGTTCTGGACGTGCTCCAGTATCTTATTGCAAACAGCATTGTAAGCTCTCTGTAGCGGTATAAGGTCCTGAATCACGCTTTTGCCGTAGAACTGACCGACGACTATCTTGCTCTTAATAGCTACAAGAGGTATCTGCTCATACGGCATAGGACCGTAATATACAAGCTCGTCACCGATTATGATGATTGTGCGCCCTTCCGGGAACGCTCTGGACTTGCGTTCAAAGTATGTAGTGACAGTTTCGCTGTTTTCAACCGTCTGTCTGGATAAACCAAATACTGAGTTTTCTTGCCCGAGTCCGCCTGCTGCCGCGATAGGCGTTAAAACATATGTCTGGCATTGCCTGCCCTCAACTTTAATGCCGTAACGGTCGTATATCTCTTCGACCGTCATGATCTGCTCGATGATTATGTCGTGCTGGTCTTCTACTTCCTGTTTGTAGAGAGATTCCGGGAATACTTCATAGGACGAAAGCACGCCATAATTGAGATCGCCTTCATAAATAGTTTCAGTTGTACGTATTTCCTCGCCGTTTTCGTCGATTTCTACGTGCTCTATCTGCGCAACTTCGGCACCTTTGTTCGTGTCCCACCATGAAAGGATGAACGATGTGCCGGTAAGCTCTGCCCACGGTATGGCAATGTCAGATAATTTTGAATTAAAATCGGTATGTGTCTGTATGTATCGCAGCAGTTTTGAGGATATATCCGCTTTTTCCCAGTCGTCAATCTCGCTTGTGCGCGGATTGACGGTCATTGCGTACTTTACTGTGCGGATATTGGCGAGTCGCGTCTCGATAAGAGGCGCTATTCTGTTAAAAACTCCGCGTTCTGAATAATCAAAAGGCGGCTCTATAGTCTCGATTTCGCCCGTGTGGACATTTATATCGCAGTATTGGTGCCCGTAAAGGAAGTTTGCATTTAAAAGCCACTGAGCTTCAAATGCACGGCGATCTGATCTGCGTTTTTCAAGCTTTTGCTTGATCTCTGCAACGATATCGTCTTTGTAAAGCTCGTCACCGTCGAAACTGTATCCTACTGGCGTATCTTTACCTTCTGTGTTTTCTCCTGATTTGCCGCTGAACAGGCGGCGAATACCGTCTATTATATTCACTTACGCCGCCCTCCTGTCAGATTTATGCCATCAAGTATAGATCTGCGTGTATGGTGTCGCCAGCGGCAACACTTGTTGCTGTCACTTCGAGAGCAAAAGTGCCTTCCCCAGCGCCTTTGGTGATCTCAACTTTGGTTATCGCCCTCGGCGTGCCTGTGTTCGAAAGAACGAGGATTCCGCTGACAGAATCGTACTTGCCGTCAAGTTTGATTGTCGCTTTGCTGCCGCTTACGTCTGCGGATTTGAGCGTATAGCAGATGTGCGTATGTTTTGCAAATCCGTTTGTAAGGTTCTGTAGTATTGTGCCGAGGTCTTTAAGTCCGGAAATGTATCCCATCGACGGTCCGCCATGATTAAGCGCTCTCTTGATACGATCGGTTATTGCACTCATTCTCCACGCCACTCCTTTAAATTTTTACGATGTTTTGGTATCGCGCGTTTCTTATATGGGTTGATAAATTCGTTGTCTTCTTTCGGTATTAACGGGATTTCGTCACGTGTATCTGTTACTGGAACTAAAACCGCCACTGTAATAACCATTGCAAGCAAAATCACAAGGCAAATAGCAGCTTTTATCATGTTTTAGCGCCTTTTTTCGCCTGTTTCGGCTTAGGATCTTCTTCTTTTTTAGCTTCTTTTGTATCACTATCTAACGGGTCGTCTCGCATGTCGAGCGCCTCTTCGATGTCCTGATCTCGCATTTTGTCAAGGATTGCGGCGGCTGCCATAATGCATTCCTCGCACATTCTTGGTTCTCCTTGATAACGCTGGTCTGATCTCGTGATTATGTACGATACGCGATTATGGCATCCTCGGACCGAGCATAGTCGATTGCGTTTGAGAAGTTTAAGCGGCTTTGTCGCTCGCTTTATAGGTGTAGGCTTCATTGTTCGCTCCTTTACGTTGCGCGCATGCCGCGCAGTTTGCGTTTATGTGTGTTTTTGCGGATTATCGACTCGAGTGCTGTCATCTGCGGTTTTGGTACCGTTATGCGTGATACGCAGTAGTATCTTAGCGCGTCACAGATGTGAGTGATCTCGTGAGGCTCTGTCGCCGCATCGCCTATCTTGTTATCGTCGTACTGTAGAGCCTGCATGTGTCGTATCAAAACCGGACAGGTGCTGAATACCCTAAGTCTGCTGTGCGGCGGTTTCTCTTCGACTTGGTTCTCTTCCTCTTTTTTAGCTTGGTAGTTTGGCGAGTTTGCGTACAATATATCGTCGCGCGTCGGCTTGTGCTTATCTTCTTTGGGTATGTCAGGCAATATCTTAATGTGGTCTTTGACCGCCTGCCAGCCTTGTATGCGGTCATTGCTTGCCTGAGTAAGCGGCACGCCGTTATTGCGGAATATCTCTGCCATTGTTATGCCGGAATCCTTTGTGCGTCCCCATAAATCAGGCGGGGCGTATGTGGCGTATATTGTCTCGCCGTATGATCGCTCTATGATCTTGCGTGCCGCCTCTGCCACTATCAAATCAGGCTCGTGTAACTCTCTGTAAACATACTCGTCGCCGGTATCGCTAACCGCTATCCACAGGCATGCGAGCATGTCAAGACCGTAGTCAATCGCTCTGTACCTAAGCCAATGCGACGGTATCTCGAAAGGCTCCACAACGTGTGTAGACGGCTTGAACTCCGGGAAGAATCTGCCCTCGTATGCGTCCCAATTGCCTTCAAGTAGCGCCGCTCTCTTGTCAGGAGGAAGTGACTCAAGTTGCTTAACGTATTCCGGCATAGTCTGCATGAGTGCCTTATTGTCGTAGACAGAAGCCGGAATGAATACGTAATCGTCGGGATTTTCTCCGTCCCGGTATTCGCGGTCGATAAACAACCTTTTTACCCACTCGTGACCGACTCCGCCAGGGTTACAAGTTAGATACACTCGTTTTGGCAGCCCATTTGTGCCACGAACGCAAAGCTTTAGCTCGTCCCACCACTCCTCCATAATCGTTGTTGCCTCGTCGATCATGAGGATGTCGTACTCGTGTCCCTGGTACCGCACGACGTCGCTGTGTGATGCGCAGTATCCGTACTCGATTGTGGAGCCGTTTGGGAACCTGAACGTGTGGTCGGTTTCTGTGTACTTGGCTATGCCTTTAAGTATTGCCATCATCGGCTGGATGTGGTTGTTGCGCAGCTCCGGATACGTGCGGCGTATGACAAGTATCTTTATGCCGTCATAATTTGCCGCAAGCAGTATCGCCTTTACACGCAGCGCCCACGTCTTACCGCCGCCCTTTGCGCCACCGTAGCATATGTATCGGTGTGTGGTGTCGGTGAGCATTAGCTCTTGCTTGGGGTTAGGCTTAAAGCCGAGATTGATTATCATTTTGCGTACTTGCTGATGTCGGTTATATCAGTATCCGCTGTACCCTCATAGTCGTAGTCTTTGTCCTCGGCATGTTGTGGCTCACCGAATCCGCCGAACACGAATTGTATCTTGCTATCGGTCTTTACCGGCGCGTTGAAGCCGTAGATATTGGTTACTTTCTCGAGTACATTAGCGGCGTTTGTCGCAGCACGATCATTGTATTTGATTGCTTTCACCTTACCTGTGTCGCTAACGACCTCGGTCTCAAGATGTTTAAGCGCCACGTTAAATAGCTCTCGGTATCCGTTGAGTATCTCTTCGCGCGTCCACTCTTTCGATGCCTTCGCCTGCAAGAGACTCTTATACTCGTTTACAGCCTTTTTTATCCTCGGCAGCTCTGCAAGCTTTTTAGCGCGCCTGCTTATGGTGGAGCCCGGCACAGGATTGCCATAGTCATCCTCAAGCGGATATCCTGACGCACGGTAAGCAGCAGCAGGATTGCCGGTTATGGCTAGTATGCACACATACGTCTTCTCTACTTTTGCCGCGTCCGGATGCTCGTGGTTTAGCATTGCCTGCCAGTTTTTGTGTGCCGCTCTCGATGTTGACGGCGGTACAGGCTTATTAGTGTCTCCGGGCGGCGGGTCCTGCCCTTTGTCGCGCCAATACGTTGTGCGCCTGCGCATACCACTATAACTGCCCACCGCTCCCACCTCCCTGCTTGTTAGATAATAGCGCGGACGAGGATTGCACCTCTTAAAATCCCCTGCGCCCGAAGGACACCGCCGCGCGACGGCTGGTTACTTGCTGATATAGCAGCATCGGTAGCTATCCGAACCGCACAATCGCAAGCATAACCAACAGGGGCTTTGTTGGTATATCAACCGCTTTTGCGGGTAATATCGCTTATCGCCACTCCTTGCGATCACCGTAAAGAGTTATAGTATCCGGATAAAATGCTGTCGGCTTAAGCTGCCCTCGTACCGGATAGCCGCCATAGTCAAGCCATGACGTGCAGACAAATATCAAGGTATTGCGCCGTGTCACCTTGTTGTTGTGCGGGTCAAATACAAGTCTCGACGACGGCACTTTTGCAGGCTTGTGAGTATGTCCGCTAATGGATATGTCCACGCCCTCTATAGCCATATGGTACCCGTCCTGCCTGCTGAGTCCGCTGCCGAGTAACGCTCCGCCACCTGATCCGTGCGATACATAGATCATATACGCCACCGGCTTGCCGTTGCACTTTCTTCCAAACGACACTTTGACAAACGCCGCGTCAAAGGCGTATGCGTCGCTTATGCCAAGCTCGTCAAAGATATCCTCGGTAACGTCCGTGCTTGTCTCCTTAACGCATCTGTACTCGTGGTTGCCGGTAACTCCTGCGATTATCTTGTCGCGGATAGGCTCCAGCAGCCTAATCATTGCCTTCTTTTGGTAGTGTGGCGTGTATTTTTCCTCGTAGACGTTGGTAACGGAGCTTTTAATGCCGTTATTGATAAGGTCTCCGGCAAGTATCACCGCCGCTGTAGGGTCGTCCTTGATACGTTGTATGTACCGCTCAAACTCGGTCTCCATGCACTCTGCCGCACCCCAATGCACATCCGCGATGGGATACAGCGTAAGATAGGGCAAATCTCTCGGATATTCTCTTATAATTACCCTCAATTTGCCCCTCCCATTTATAAATCTTCCATTATATACAATTGTATCATAAAAATGTTAAAAAATACAATATATTATGTTTAACAAACTGTGAACACCACCATATATTGTGGTTTACCACGGTCGAGTGGCAACCTCAACTCGCGCTGGCCCATGATACAATTCATCGGCAAGCATAGCTAAGCTGTCAGGAGCATCGTCATGTGCGTTCTTGCCAGCCTGCGAAAACGTCGTTAATTCATCCATAAAAGCCTGATATTCCTGCGAACGGTTCTTGGCATCGCGGAAATAGAATCTCTTTATATCCGGCGCGAACTGAATAATGCGCCCCATTTTGCTTTGGTTGTTTGGAGCTTTGCGTGCGATAATGTTTATGTGCACTCCGTCGCTTCGCAATTTTTCGTTAATTGTATCAGCGTATTCTCCGCCGCCATTGTTAGCCTCAAACCGTATCTTGTTCGGCATCAACTGCTTGACTCGCCCAATTATAAGCGGCTGTGTCACCGTCTTGTCGCCCTTATTGAAAATCACATCATGTATGTAAACGTCATTACCATAAACATATGCAAACACCATCGCAAGGCTATCTCCACCGCCCCAAGCAACGTCGCACACCGCAACCTTATAAGGCTCACCATCAGGCAGTGTGCCATTATAATACCTTAGCTCGTCAGCAGGAAACAACAAGCCTTCGCGTACATACGGTCTGCCCATGTACTTGGCGCACCATGTGGCATCGTCAAGGCTCGCCTTCATGTCCAAAAAATACTCCGTGGAAAATCCTAAGCCATAATCGTAAACGAAATTGCTCTCGCCTTTCTCGTTCAACGCGGGGATCACCCTAAACCTATAGCGCGGATTATCTGCGTACTGTTGTTGTACGCGCCCAAGCGGATCAAGCACATTCCAACGTGTACCAACTATCAGTTCTTTCGCGCCTTCCTTCTTGCGGTCTTTTAACTGGTTCAGATACGCGTCATATTTCGCCTGCAAACGGTCGGGGTTAAGACTTTCCTCCAAGTCCTCGATTAAGTCATCCACATACAAACATCCGCCTTCGCCTATTTCGACCGCACCAGTTAGCGTACCGCCAATCGAACGCGCCGTAAACGTCGGAAACCGCTTCTTGCGGTTCAAGTCTATCGTTTCGTTTTTTGCCGACGTTTCGACTAAGCGCACGGTAGGGAATACATCAGCCCACAAATAAGTTTCATTGTCGGTCAGAATGGTTAGAACCTCGCGGTAGAAACCGTTAGTCAGTTTGTCGCTGTGGCCGGACATGACATTCGCGGTGTCAGGATTCCTGCCCATAAGCCACGTCATAAAGAAAATACATAGAGTGGATTTTCCTGTTCTCGGAGGCATAGAAACGCCAAGAAAGTCTATCTTCCCATCTGCTAAATCCTGCAAATCCTGCACGAGCGGATAGAGCACCTTCCTGCGTGGTAGGTAAAACCTCTTCTGCGGCGCCCGGTTCCACTCCAAATAAATGCAGTACGAGTCAAAATCGTCTTGCGCCATGTACAAATACGTCTTTTTGTTTAGCTCGAAAAATTTTATAATCGTTTCCGGATCTTTGCTCTCGCGGACAAGCCTTGCCGTTTCCTTGCGAAGCCATAGATTGTGCTCAAACGACTTCTTTTTATCCTCTTTCCCGAGCAGACGAAGTGTATCAAAGTAATCCTGATAAGCCTCAAACTCACCGCTTTTCTTGATAACCGCCTTTATCCTTGCAAGTAAATCTTCATAATTTGGCATAAAAATAAGCGCCCTCCTCCGTAATTTTCGTAGGATAGGCGCTCATGGGCGCTCAATGGTGTACTGTTACGCTTTGCGTCTTAACTTTTTGCGTCTTAACTTTATTGTTATTTTCCGCTTAGGATACGTTTGTTTTTCAATATCCCACCATAAAAACCTTGTTATTTCGGATGCGAAAGTTAAGCATCCCGGTATGCAGAAGATACTTTGCTCGTTGTCATAAAACATTTTTACCCTCCTTTCAAAATAGCATCATGCCACATATAAACATAATACTTGCGTTCTTCTTCTGGCGTGGCGCTTTGAATATCTCCAAATGTATTAGGCATTGCCGTCCCTCCTTTTTTCGTATGCCGCAACCCGCCTATAAAACGTGTTCGGTTTCAGCCCCAAATGCTCCATCGCCAGTTTCGCCGTAATCTGCCCAGACCGCCACAGTTTGTACTCCTGTTCAAACTTCTTTTCATCTACTTTAATCGGCACGCGCCCCTTATACCCGCCCTTCTGCTTCTTAATTGCTATGCCCTCAGCTTGACGCTCCAATATATACTCTCGCTCCAACTCGCTGATCGCGCCCAGAATTGTCAACAGCGCCTTGCCAACCGGCGTTTTGGTGTCTATCGACTCCTTCAGACTGATAAACTCAACGCCCTTCTCGCGCATCTTGTCCGTTATCTCCAGCAAGTCCCGAGTATTTCTCGCCAACCTGCTAAAGCTCTCCACTATAACCGTATCGCCCTCGCGGATGTAATCTAACATTGCCTGCAACTGCGGCCTGTTCGTGTCCTTTCCACTAAGCATGTCAATGAATACTTTCTCCACGCCCAGTTTCTGCATCAACACTTCCTGACGCTCAGGGTTCTGATCCTTCGTCGAGTACCTTACATAACCGATCTTCATGTTTCAATCTCCTTTTGATGATTTTCTTTGTTGTGTCTATTATAGCACAGCGTTTCAAATATGTCAATAGGTTTTTTCAAAAAATATTTGTGAAATGTTTGAAGATTCTTTTTGGGGCTTTTTTATTTTTTCGGTGATTACGCGGTTAACTCGCCCCGGGCAGCCGGCTGTATATCCCCCTCCGGGCCGTATCCAGGCAGGCCGGATATTGCAAAAGGTATACTCACGTGATATTGCATATGGGTCAAAAAAATTATTGAAATATTGCAAAAATTTTTACCAAACCTATTGACAAATTGAAATATATGTGCTATACTATAGCCGTAAGCAAAATAAGGCCGCCGAACGGCGGCAAGAATGAAAGAGGGAGGCATTGAACAATGAAGCAAACAGTTAACCTATACGACTTTATGGACGCATTCCGAAAAATGGACAGAGATTATTATAGCTATGAAGGATATGAAGCATTATTCGATTGGTACGAGGAATTGGACCCTGATTTTGAGTTAGATGTAATTGCCATATGTGGCGATTGGACAGAGTACACGCCGGAAGAGTTAGAGAACGACTATAGTAACATTCTTAGTTTTGACGAGTGGAAAAAAGAAAACACAGACCCCGACGAGCTATACACTGAAGAGGAATTAAAAGAAGAATACATTGAAG